GTATCATCATCAGGAATATCTACGGTAAAGTGCGTAGTTAAATTGAGGGTAGCCATAAGTTAGTTGCTCCATTCTTTCTTTAGATAATTCTGAATTAAGTTAGCTTTAGTAAACATATTCTTATCTTTGGTTGAACCTACATAGGTGGTTATTTCAAATAAATTGTGTAGTATGTACGATTGTTCGTAAGAGATATTAGAAGAAATCCATCCTACTATATTCTTTCGTACTCCCTCAGTAATCTTATCTACACCGTGAGGGTAAATAATAGGAAAGATAGCCATCTCTCCTGCTTTTAACTTTTTAGCTATTCGCCCTACAGGAGTTTGTAATATAAACTCTCCACCTTTATAGTCTTCTTCTAGATTTATACTAAAACCATAATCAAAGAAAACATTGTTAGACTTAGGTTGTGCTTTAAATTCATCTATGTGTAGGTCGTAGTAATCATCTTTCTTGTATTGATTGTAGAAGTTAACGGACACTCTGGTAGGACAATAAACACTATCCATGTAGTAGGTGTCGTATAGTCTGTTAGTGACTATTTTTCTAACGTCATCAGGAATGTTAGTAGCTTCTGTATTACGTTTCATTCCTTCTTCTGGTTGTGTTTGTTTGCCGTCTTTAAAGTTATGTTGTTTAATACTTTTAGAACATATCTTAATATCATCTTCATTCAGTATCTTAAAAAAACGCATGATTGTATTTCCTTTTTTTCATTACAATATCAAATCATATCAAAGAAAGTGTAGGGTTTTTACACAGAACCCTACAAAACTGTTGTAATGTTACGTACCCGTAGATACAGTTGCTGATTCAACAGGATTAGTAGAAATATCCACTAACACAACATGTATACGAAAACGTAGAGCCGTTTCTCCTGTTGAGCCACCGTCAAGAACGAGAGCATCAATAGTATCTGCAGCAGTAAGAATACGAGCATTAGCGCCCGATACACCTATAGCAGCTTCTAAAAACGGAGAAAAACCAGCGGCTAATGGAGAACCGTCAAGAAAACAGTCAATATCTCCACCAGTAAAGCCAATATCCATTGTGACTTGACCATTACCACGAACTTCTAGAACTTCTAGACAGCCCGAAACAATCATGGTATCTGCAGGAACGTCAATCAATTGAATGATGTCACCTCCAACACCACCACCATCAACGGTATCCCACACAGGAGAAGTCATAACATATGGAACAGCAGCATTGGAAGGATGTCCAATAGTGCCACCACCTGTTGTAGTACGATTATAAGTAGTCATTATTCAGTTCCTCCTTTAACTATCTAGGTCCATAAGACCGTTAAATACACCTTTGTATCCATCACCCGAACCACGAATAACTTTACGTCCAAATACGTGTAGACCACGTACAATGTCAGCAAAACTATTAGGATCACGAATAACTTCTGTCTTAGCAATATGTGATGCTGTAACAGCAGCAGACATATGACCGTAGATTATAAGCGTTTGTCCAGAAGTACCAGAACTACCAAAAACACTTGTTGCAGCAGAACCAGTAGTTCCTACACCAATAGCATTGGATTGATACATGCTAAAACCATGTAGCTTCTGTTCAGTTACTTTACCGTTTAGAAGTGGAGATTGTGATCCACCTGTAATGGACATGTCCATAATTTTAGAGGCAGCACTACGCAGAACTTGATAGAACTGTGGAGCAGCAACTAAATAACGGTTTTCTTCTGGTACATCGTTCTTATCTAATTCAGCGGCAGCTTGAGCCACTAGATCAGCAACTTCATCACCAGTATTGGCAGAAGTAGCTTGAGTAGCTAGTGTGCCTGTTGAAGCAGCAGAGCCATCATAGATAGCTTTTAGAACGTTGTAGTCATAGGCTTTCTTTAATTGGTATGCACCTGAAGAGGTAGCAAGAGCCTCAAAGTTTAAGTGGCTATGACGTTCTTCGATATCATCGACCTTAAAGGCAAAGTAGTTGCCTTGATCTACTACCAACTGAATTTGGTCATCTGCCAATGCTTCAGTATTAACGGTACTGCCACGCTGATAAGCGTTGACCGAAATGGTAGGTTCTTTGATGATGTTAACGGTATCCCCAAAGTTTTCAATTTCTCCAGCGTAGTCGGTATTAGTGATAGCTTCCGCTACCGATGCACGACGAAAGAATTTGAGAACTTTCTGGGAGTAAATAACGGGTACAAAATTACCTGTTGGTAAATTTCCGTACCCTGCGGCTGTAGTAAATGCCATGATAAACTCCTTTTATATCATAAACTATTTCTTTGTTAGTCTACAGAATCCATAACTCGACCCTCTTTTAAAGCTCTGTCGATTTCTTTTTCGACTTTTTCATACTCATGAGATTTAAGCTTGGATATTTCCTGTACTGACCAAATCTTTTTGTCATTCTGAAAGTCATCTAAAGAACGTTTTGTGTTTGTTCTTGTAACAGCTTGCGCTGCAGAATTTGAAGGACTAGATTGTGATCGTTTTGGTGACTTGAATTTATTGTGAGATTTAGGCGTTTTAATGTTATTATCAGCCTTAAACAAATCAATAACTCTAGCGGCCCATTTAACATCTGTATTATTTTTATAGATGCCATCAGCCATATTAGACGGTTGTTCATCAAGCCAAGAAAGAAATACGTCACTTTCTTTTAGAACGTCAAAGTCAGGATGAATATTAAGGAGTTGCTTTCCGGCAGTTTGTACTACTGCTTCTTGTTCTTTAAGTCGCAAGTCCGAAAGTTTTTCTTCTATTTCTTTAACACGTTCATTAGCTTGAAGAGTAGAGATTGTTTCCACAACATCGTAAACATCAGGATACTTTTCTTTGAACTCATGCAACTCTTCTTCAGTCTTGGGCAACTCTCTAATAGATTGTTTTTTTGCCTCTACGGATATCTTAGCATTAATAAGTTCTTTTTCTTGTCTCCATTCGTTTAACTTAGTGTCATAGTGACGTTTTAAATCATCATAACGCTTTTTAAAGTCGTGAGTTTGTTCTCCATTCTTTTTACTAGAAGCCAAACCTTCATGTTGAGCTAACTGTTGACGAGTAGCCTCTAAGGGGTCATCAAATTCTTGCTCTTCTTCTTCGTTAAAAGTTGGTTCTTCTAGATTACGCCTGTATGAATTCTGATACGGGGTAGGCTCTAGTTCTTCTTGAGTTTGTTCTTCCTCATTTAAATTGTTATCAACCATAGTTTACCTCTCCTTCTAATGGGGCTGTACGTTGTTGTGTACAGGTTGCCTCGGTAGGTTTATTAATGACGGGGCCATGTAAAGATTACACAGGTAGCCGTCTACGCTAGAAACAACGTTTGGAATTCCTTATTACGTTGCTCTAATTCTTTTTTCACACCGTTACCTGATGTGTAATATCTTTTATATTCTTGTGACATAACTTCTATGTTTTCATCTATGACTGCGTTAACAAACTTAGGAAACTTACGTAATCCGTTACCACCTAAATTGTACGCAAAGTCTATTAGCATTTCTTGACTGTTTACACAGAGATCGTTAAAGTCTGCATTGAAGTGTTGCGAAAGTACAGCAGAAGCTGAATCCATAGCAGTGTGCATATCTTCTACTAGTAGGTCATCAATCTCTATATCAGTTAAACCTTTAGAAGCTTGATCAAGCTCAGAGTTTAATAGCTTATGTCCGTAACCTATTGTGTCATTACCGCCTTCAGGAGAAGCATGAGAGTACCAAAGTTCATCATCATTGTTCCAGCCTGTCTTACCGCCATTCTCAACTTTCTTGAGATACTCTATAAACACATCAGAAATCATACTAGCTTCTCATCTGTACGTTGTTTGGTCAGAAAGGACTTTTCGTAACCCGATAACACGTTAAGAGCGTCTTGAGCATTTTGTCTCATCTGAGATACGTTCTTTGGAGTTATGTCTTTAGGTTCAAAGCCTAATCCTTGATGTATTTGTCCACCGTTTGCGTATCCTGAAGGTGCAGAGAAGCCCTGTTTAACTGTTTGACCGTTAGGTGTTACCATAGCAGGTTGTTGTGCCATAGTACGCCTCTGTTCGTTTGTAGCATCAGAGGTATCTTGTTCTAGTATTTCTGCGTCTTTGTCCTTAGAGATTACAAAACCACCTTTTTCCATCATAGGCATTGCAGGAGCGCCTTGTGGCGGCATAGCTGCTTGTGGCATACTCTGTGGCGGCATAGCCTCTTGTGGCATAGCTTCAGGCGGCATAGCCTCTTGTGGCATAGGCTCTGGCGGCATAGCTGGTGCTTCCTGTGCAAAACCTTCTTGCATTGCATCAGTAATAGGTGCTTCTGTTTCTTGTTGAGAAGCTGCAGGTTCTTGACCTTCTTTCTCTAATTGCTTACGTAACTCTAGACCTTCTTTTTGTAGTTTATCTAGATATTTCTTACCACCACCAAAGAAAGGCACTAGTCCTTTAGGTATACGATACTCATAGTTGCTGATTCTAATAGGCACATCATCTGTAGGATCTAGTTGTGTACCTGTAAGATCAACGTCATTCTCCATAGCCAATTCAATAGCTTCTTTAGCGTATCGGTTTAGTTGATTAAGGCCATGCAATAGAACAGACTCGTAAGGTAGTATGAAATCACCCTCGTCTGCAGTCTGTGGTATATCATCTGCTACAGACATCTCTCCACCCTCTTGTGGCGGCATAGCTTCTTCTTGATTGATCATACCTACGTCTGCGTCTGCACTCTCCATTGGTGCAGGTGCTGCGAAACCCTCTTGCATTTGTTGTGGTTCTATTGCCATTGTATTCTACTTTCTATTTGTTTAATAAACTTAGTATTATTACCAATCATCACCGCCTACACCTCCGTAGCCCTCCATGCCGCCACCACTATCATCATCCATACCACCATCACCATCACCACTAGTATCAGGATCATACGATGTAGCAGAACCGGGGGCATTCATTCCAGAGTCATCATCAGCATCTGGGTCAGTTGGACTTTGTGGTGCTCCAGAACCTTGAGAGCTAGTAATACTAGAACCTCCATCCCTTCTATCAGGTGAACCATCGTCTAGAACTATTTCATCCGAAATTCTCCTATTCGTTTCCATATTTTCCATTTCGCTGCTGGTCTTATAATATTGATTATCGGATATATTTTGTGGTGGTTCAATAAATCCTAGACCAAATTCATCAGGTGTAATAAAAGGAGAATAGTTATCTGTCTTTAAACCTTCTACAGTAGCTGTAACTTTTTCCCAAGCATCAGAGTCAACTTCAAAAGGATCAATGAGTCCATCATATATTGCAGGATTTAAAGTAGTATAAATACCTTCAGGAATAGAGTCCCATGTAGGGCCAATATCTGTCCAAGGCTTTTGTTCGTTAATTTGAGGAGTAATAAATCCTTCTTCTTTATCTAACGCACTTTGGTATTGTTCAGCAAAAGGATCATTAAGTACATCAGTATAGCCATCTTCCTGACCACTTACAAAATCATAGTCAGCAGACATCTTACTAGCTCTAGCATCTTCTTTTATTTCTGAGACACTCTTACCAAAGTTATTTAGCCAATCTCCTATAGACTTGAAAGCATACATACCGTCTATCATTCCGGCTTTTCCTTCAGAGTTAACAGCAACACCTTGAGCATTATACCCTGCTATGGTATTAGGATTTGCTTGTGTACTATTATCAAAGTGTCTTCCTTTTTGACCTTCTTCTAAATCTACGCCTGATAGAGCAGCTACAGTAATCATTCCTAAAGGAGTAGCTGCCATTCCTAAACCTAAAGAAGAAAATAATCCACTTAATAGATTAGAACCTACAGACTTACCCACATATGTAAGAGATGTATTTATACTAAACTTAGAGAAAGGATCAGAAATAATAGCTACAACACTATCTATTGAATCAGTTACGTGTCTTCCTATATAGTTTAGTGGTCCCTCTTCAGTAATAGTTTCTATTTCTTCACCAAGAGCATTTAGCTCACCTAGTAATGCATTTGTTCCTTTTTCAGCAGCAGCAATAATGTTTTTACTGCCGTTCTTTAAAACTGTATTAATTTCTTCTATTGTATTAAAATTATTAAAATCTTCTTTAATTGCTTCTAAATCAAAAAGTTCTTTTGGTATCTCTAAAGATATATTATCTAAAGGTGTAGAGATACTTGTTCCCTCTGAGGTATTGTTCTCGTCACGTACAGAGGTATTCAGTGAAGAAGAAAGTACTTCTTCCATTTGAGTTTCAGTAGGAGTTGTGTCTGCTGTTGAGGTATCTTCTTCAGTAGGATCAAAAATATCAGTAGCAGAACTAGAGCGTTTAAAAGGAGCTTGACTATACGCTGAAGCTCCACCAGAAAACTGCCCATAGAAACCTCTAGCAGACATACCTTTTGGAACATCAGGTAGTAGCTCGTTACGTCTCATAGGCGTACCCGTAGCTATCTTAGAGGTTATGTCTGAAGCAGTTAGTCGTTGTGTAGCCATTATTTCTCTTTGCTTACCTGTGCTGTATCATTAACCGACTTCTTGAGAACCACCAAGGTTTCCAGTAAAGCCAGCTTCCCCTGTAGTCGGCGCATTTCCGACTCCGATTCCTCCACCACCAGCCGTGTCCTGTGGAGCGCCACTAGCTCCTTGAGGTACTCCTCCAACCCCTCCCATACTAGGTGGTTGTTGACCAGCGGCAGAAGCAGCTTCGCCTGTTGATTGTTCATTCATGCCTCT